CCATTTGATACGGAAGTTCACTTGTGTGTCTATGGTGATGACAACACAGATGGAATTTCGGATACAGTGGCTCCATGGTATAATTTCGTGTCAAAACGAGATTACTTCGCTGAGTTTGGCATTGTTTACACACCTTCTTCAAAGGATGTGAACGATGTCAAGCCCACGGTACCAATCGATGATATTGATTTTCTCTCTCGCAAGGTGAGATGGGATCCAACACTTGAGCTCGGCGTGGCTCATTTGGCGGTTCCATACAAGGAGGACTACAGGTCCTTGTATTGGCAGAGTAGCAAGGTGGATGATGCCATGGCGTTGGTCCAGAACGCCACGGGCATTTGTTACCGAGCTGTAGGATTGGGGTCAACAGCATATAATGCCGAACGCATTAAATTGTTGAAGGCCTTAGCAGATGTGGGTGTCAAGGCAAATCTTCCAACGTGGCCAGATGTTGCGAAGAATTTCCGCACGCGGCAATACAACTATACTAGTGATGATGCTAGGTGGACCATTTATGATTCGGAAAACTCATATGGTGACCTGGTGTTGTCGCAGCATGTTGTGATGTTGCGTGATCCAATACCCACTCTGCCAAGTTATTTCAGCAAGCCCGACGAGGATATTTTCCGAATCGAGATGGCTGATTCGCTCACCAACGATCATATCGTTGCTCCGAGCGTGACCCCAGAGGATCTGGCTCCACCCCAGCACGTTAAGGTGGAACCAGTTGTGAAGTTCTCCACGGTGGAGGACTGTTTGAAGCGTGTGCAGGCATGGTTTAAGTCTTCAGGCTCGAATGACTTCACTATGTTTAACATGTATGATGTGTTCTTGGCAATCCAGTCAGACTACCCCGGCGGTAAGTTTGCACTGAGCTTCTTTAGCTATTATGGCGCCACGTTCCGTTTTTGGATGGGACCGGTGTCTATTATGGTTTATGGAGTTGATTCTGTGAACACATCAAACATGTGTCAAGTGTCTTATACGACAATTCTTGACACAACGGAGGGAAAGAGACAATGTGGAGCGCAATGGGACCCCAGCCAGGTTTGGGGAGGTTCTATGCCGATTGCTCTTGGCTATCCAAATACCGCCCCAATGTTCGCACAGATTCCAGCCCAACACTTGGGTCCCAATAACTTGTTTTTGGTACCCAAGACTAGGACTGAGGTCACGTCGAACCCAGATCCAAACTTGTATGCAGGCCAATGGGGAGTTGGCCCACTCAACGAG